CTCGACGCTATCCTGTATATCGACGCGACACTCACATTTACCCCTTTCGCCATGACATGCGCCTTTAACGTTGACACCTCCTCGTAAGCCTCGTATGTTGTCAACGATGCTCCATATCTCACACATGTCATCAACTGAGAGATCCATAATATAATAGGCTATGATAGGTTAGCTAGCTCTGATATATCCATGTGACATCATGGGATCGTAATCCCCTTAGTGGGGACGGAAAAATATTTAAAGACATGTTACATATGTGTATACCAATGAATGACGAAGGGTCTCCGTATAACAGTCGAAACCGAGTTTTAAATCAAAATGAACTTCGTGCACTGCTCCTTCCATTCGATACCGACACTTTTCACGATATAAACTATTATCGGCGAGCATTCATTCACAAAAGCTACGTGACGAGGAAAAATGAAAACTATTTGGATGGCAATACTAACTGTCCGATTGCATGCCTCTTCAAGAAAACTCGAACGAAAGGCTCGAATTCTTAGGTGATTCGATTTTGAATTTGACTGTGGCGAGATATGTTTTTGACAGGTATCCCGACGACAACGAGGGATTCCTAACTAATATGCGAACAAAACTTGTGAATGGTAAGATGCTCGCATTTTTAGGTGAAAAAATCGGTTTACATAACCACGTGGTCATCTCTAAACAAATCGAAAGCAATCGCGGTCGCTCGAATAAAAACATCATCGAAGACGCGTTCGAGGCTCTCATAGGAGCGATTTTTTTAGACAACGAAGACAAGAACCGAAATGGCTTTCAAATATCTGAAAATTGGATCGTTTCAGTGATCGAATCGCTTGTTGATTTCGGTGATCTCATACACAATGTCCAGAATCACAAAGATGTGCTGATCAAGTACTGCATGCATACTTTTAACTGGAGGCCTACTTATCAAGACGTCGGGGTTTCCGAAGTAAACAATGAAAATATTCATACTGTCGTGTGCAAAAATGACAAAGGAGACGTCATTGGAATAGGTAAAAACAACTCACGCAAAGCTGCCGAAATCGATGCTTCGGAAAAAGGATTGAGCTTCTACGGATACTTCAACAAATAATCGATCAGGCAGAGAAAAGTGGGATACATTCCTTTTCGACCTTTTCATAGTCATAAGTCTCTGAACAAATGACCTTATTCAGCTTCATGATCTTTTTAATGAATTGTTTTTTTTTATCGTTATCGAGGTCGACATCGATCGCCCTTTCGATCAAAGCTGATAATATCACCGATAATTTATATATTTTCCTTTTCATACCATACTTATTCATCGTTTGCCATTTCTTTGACTTGTATACAAACCATCGCTTCGATGTAGAGATGTACAGTATATCATTCAAAAAAATATCTCGTAACGTGAGCGCAATAAGTCGTGAAATATCTGTATTTTTTTCGAAATTTTCGAGAATCATTTCATATACGTTTTGTATAACAAGATTTGACATATGTATGTCAGGATTATTACTTTTTACCATAAAATTTTGATGATTTGCGATTTGAAATAGTGACGCGTTGATTTGTACGCAAAATATATATTTAAAAGTTTAAACTCTATTCAAAACATGGATGACAGTACTATATTCGGTGTGTTGGAAACGATTTTAAAAGATGACTCATTTGGAAACAAATCCGAGAACAAATTACGAGCTTACGCTGCTCAGAATCCAGACTTGGTAAAACATCACCCAATGCTATTGATTTACTGCTGTGCATCGAATGGAAACGTCGACGAATGCATTCGATTGATCGCAACTCTGAGTGATTTTTCGAACTTTAAAACATCAAGGGCGTCCTCTGATGAAATTTATTCCTTGATACAGTTCGTAGTCACGGAGAGCAACAAGTCGAAACCGATATTGATGGTCATACTTGAATCCGAGAAATCTAATTTGAAGGTTATAAAATCGGTGCCTGTTTTATTCTTTAAAGCATGCGTTGACAGGGAGAATTTCGATCTTCAGCAGCTGCAAAAGATGCTCTTCGTACGGGGTCAGGTGCAATCAAATGACTTGAGTCAACACGACGCATCCGTGAATGTCGGGACGTTGCTGGTTGACAAGTACGTTAAACCGAAGTTGAACGACAGTCTCGTTGAATGAAATGAAAAAACAGTTGGGAAAATATTATATGTTCATATCTAAATGAAGCCCGACATTTGGGGAAAACATCTTTGGTATTCAATCCATTTTATAGCCCTCGCATTTCCAGACGACCCTACGAATGAAGAAAAAAGAAATTATCAATCGTTTTTCGAAAATTTACATAAGGTATTGCCTTGCCACAAGTGTTCACTGAACTACGTAGAGCATCTTATTGAAAAACCAATCACCTTTGCCGAACTTTCAAACAGTGAAACACTTTTTCGTTGGACAGTAGATATTCATAATTTAGTCAATAAAGAAACTTCAAAAGACCAATGGACTTACGAGACAGCTTCTGCTTTCTATGGAAATTTCAAAGAGAGTGTGAAAACGAAGAAATGTGATCACATGAAAATCGTCAAAATTTCCACAGTTGTAGCGTTCTCGTTATTGGCAGTAATAGCCATTCAGATGATACTCCGAAAGAAACGTAAATAAACGAAGGGTAGGGCGTTTTTTTTCCTTCAAATCTTTTCTTAAAAGTTTTCAAAGAGGTCGTATGCGATTTTTAGTGCTGATCAGTTTGCTTATACTTTTGCATATGATAAAAAGTGACATGAACAAAAGTCGTTTCACAAATAATCCGGAAATATTTTTCAATGATTTACCAGAGATGTATAAGTTGGGCGGTGAATATGTGAAACGCGCCATGAGGGGTGAACTGGGACGCAGATATGCCAACGAAAATATTATATTGCAGAATATTAAAAGTCGGAAGATGCAGAAGCAAACTGATGGTAACTATTTCGAAAGCCCGTTAACTGGCGAGAAAATTTTACTCGAGGAATTCACACACAATAACATGAAACCGTATTTTGGAGGCAGATTAAAACAAAACATGGACTTCGACGTGTATGACAGTAAATTGGAGAACTTTACAGGAGTATCTAAAAATAAATGCGAGAAAGACACGGAGAGGTGTTTCGGAGACATCAAAAGTACTGCGAAAGACTTCGAACCGGCTTATGTCACTCAAAAGGCTAGGATGGTTGTACCGAATTCGAAAAACAACGTGGTCCCAATCGACGCCGTGCGAGTAGGACCCGGCTTCGATCCGAAAAATAAGTTTTCGAGTACGCCTTCCGGGGGACTTCAGCAGACTGATCTCGCGTATTCGTCGGGTATGTTTAAGAGCGTCGACGAATTACGGTCTCAGACAAATCCAAAGGTCACTTATGACGGACGCGTGTTGGAAGGACAAAAACACACGCGCCGCGCGGAGGTGAAAGAACTCCAAAAGAACAGGGTCGAAACATTTTATGAACAACAACACGGTGATTTGATTAAAACAACAGGTGCATTTACGAAAGAAAAAATGAGACCTTGCTTTGAAGATAAGCCAACGAAGCGCCAAAACGACGTTCAAGAATACAAGGGTCCCGCGCATGTGAATAAAGCTTCGAATGAACAGCCCGCGCCAAAAAATTCGGGTCCAGTGAAGCGGAATTTCTTAGATTCATTCGGATTGCGCAATCTTGCAAACAAAAACACCAAGAAGAACGACGATTACGGCAAGAGAAATATCGCAATATTCACCAACGGGAAAGACTTGACATCTGTGCAGACAAGGCAGGGAAATATTTCATCGTTGTTCAAGTCGATGATAGCCCCGATTCAAGATGCATTGCAACCGACTACAAAAGAATTCACGATCGGAACAGCTCGGGCGTTTCCAGGTAACGTCAATGGACCCAATAAACAAACGGTGTACGACCCATCCGGAGTCGCTCGCACGACCATAAAAGAAACTACAATTCATGATAAAACAACTGGAAATATGCGAGTCGATGCGAAAACGGTTGTATACGACCCGGATGATGTTGCAAGAAAAACGTTGAAAGAGACTTTGGACAATTATTCGAATGACATCAATCTGAAAGGCAACAATAAGCCAATAATTAAGCATGTTACTCCACTCCAATACACTACAAAAGAGTTGACGGAAGATTCAAAGAGAGATGGAAACGTTTCATCCGCGATGCAGCACGGTGACGGTTACAGAACTGCAAACTTTAAATCGGATCCGACGAATAAACAATTGACCTCGGATAACGACTACTATGGACAGCCCGAAGAACAACAAAGTGACGGCTACAAAACTGCAAATGTAGATGCTAAATCAACTCAAAAGCAGTTTTTGTCGGATAACGATTATACGGGAAACAAAGGGACTGATAACTCTAGTAAACCAGAGTCATACGATGCGATACTGAATTCTGTCATGAACGATATGAACGAGCAACTTCTCGTGAGTCGAGACCCCACATCATCCTCCGTGAAAGTGACAACAGGTGTACAAGGCATCAAAATAACCAAGGAGCGTGACGATTGTTCGTTGAGAGCAGCCAGAGACACAACTAATTATAAATTATCAACAGAAGGTCCGAGCAAGGATTTACTCAATGTCAGAAACTTCACAAAGCAAAGTGACTTGGAAAAGCAATTAGACGTGTCCGTTTTGGATCAGCTCGCTTCCAATCCATTCGCTATTTCCGTGACGGAAAATACCTCAAGCTGAGCTGAGCTGAGCTGAGCATCAGAATCGAGTTCATAAAGATCTGTTCGCATTTCGGATAACTCTTCACTTATCCTTTGATTCAACTCATCAGATGCAATGAGAAGTCTACCATGCGATACTACCCTTTCTTTTAAGTCATGATTGATGCGAATCATGATCTTCATCATCTGTTTGTGACTTTCAAATATCGTTTTAACTTGCGAACATATCGATAAATATTCGACTTCCTTCATGGTAGACTTGTTGTCGCCGTCTTCTGTCTTTGATAAAGACACTTCGAGTAGTTGCCGACAGGCATATATGAAGTTTTCTTCATGTTTATCGAATTTAGAATTGTCATCAATCTCATCTTCAAACATTCGAGCTAATCTGTAGACTATGTCATCGGTCTCTTCGGAAATAGTAACATCGTCTGCTTCCATGACATTATCATGATCTCGTACAGGGCGCTCCTCTGAATCCGAAATCGAATCGTACTCGCAAAAATAATCCTGGTTACAAAAAATATCTCCGCTGTTCATCCGTCACATAACCATCATTCTCGAACAAAGTTTTATATACTTTTGCATTCATCGGTTCGCATCGCAGTTACGAATTAGAAAAAATCTCTTAATAATTCAAATCAATGGATAAAATTGATCCTGCTACCTTTACTAAATTGGCTACAAATATTAGTAGGCCCCTACAAAAATTGGAATCTATGGCGTCAGCTATTAAAACTATGCAAGTCTTGCAAATCATCGGTTCTCCGAAAGTAGTCGCCGGTACTTTTTTAGTACTCGCCTTGATGTCTATTATTATTTACCTCGTGATCGAATTCGCTTCTAAAAACAGATTCAGAGGTATCAGCTGGGGCATATTTACAAAGCTCATTTCATTGAACTCATACATCTTGAAATTTAATGATCAAATTTTCATCGATTTCACGAATATTTACAAATATGTTGACATGAGTCAAAAATTTAAAAACGACAAAGTGATCTGTTTCAACGATCCCGTATTGCTACAAATTCACGGTTTGATGACACGAGTCAAAAAAAGGGCGGATAAGAATGCTAACAAATCCGCAAAGGATATATTAGTCTCCTATGTTTCAAACTTTTTTAGTCCTAATCCTAGTTTCCCGGCAAGTTCTGAGGAAGACACCGTGCTGCGACAAATTTTTAAAGACCTTTATGGTGACCGGTTTCATGATGCCTTCGGCGAATGGTTACAGCATGAATCAATTTGGAATTTCGTATACGCAGATCGAGATGTGAGCGTGGAAGATAAACTCCTTCCACAGTACGCGAATAAAAAAATCAATAAGGCTGTAAATCAGCTGAAGACAGGCGATCAAAGAGCGATGAGATCACTGACTAGTGAAATGAAACTGCTCATAATGGCCGAAATTAAAGAAATCATGTTCAACGATCTGTTGAATAGCTACTCACGCGATGAAAGGAGCCAAATCGAAGATAACTTGGACAAGTTATTCTTTAGAGAATCTAAAAGTTTGGATTACGGTAACATATCTCAACAATTCGAAGAAAAATGCTCATTATTGAATGACCAGGCAAAGAAACTCCTGAAGGAAAGGCTGAAACTACACGGCTTTGGGATTCAACAAGGTGATACACTATCACGTCTTAATAAGGCATTGTCTTTCGCAGATGCACTTGATAGATTACACCAGAGATCATACAAAGTCGATAGCGTAGCATTGTTCAGAGGAGTTCCGAACTTACACAACCATTTAAAACAATCTCTCAAAACATGTCTCAAACAACCCGAAAGCAGACGCGCATCTCTGATGATAAACGCATGCTTCCAAGTGTTCAATGAATTCATTTACTTTAAGGTCAAAAAAGACGGTCACGAAAAATTTCTATTCCTCAAACCAACACAAATAGATGACATCGAATCAAATACTCTGGCAAAAAAATGTATTGGACTCTTTAACATGCATATATATTCAAGCAACAAGAGTCTCATTGACAAATCCGTCGCTTTCAAAAATTCGGTCAAAGACGATGATCAACTGAACACTATTGTTTCCACGATGTCCTCAGCACATGTGAGTATCGCGAGATTGAAATTTCTTATCCAAGATTATTTCGTTATCATCAATGAATACAATGATAAAAGCAATCCTGATAAAGAAGACATTAAAGACTTCTGGGAGAAGCGCGTCAACTCATTCGGAATTCCCATACCTGGTACAAAAAATGTGAACAAACCAAAAAAAGCCCCCGATATCGATTACATATCCAACCGAACACGGACAACGAGATCCGATGATCCTTTCAGCGAAGATCTCGATCGAATTCTGATTAAAAACACACCGTTCGAGTTATATAAAGAATACGTGTATTCAATCTTCGTTTTGATGCGTCACCCAAAAATACCGTTTTTCCAATCAATCATGGCAACTATAAGGTACTTCATCCCCGATCCAAACGTTGTTATAGACAACTTCTTGAAGCAACTTAAGGGAGAAACCCCTACACGCCAGACAAATCCATTGAATTATGATTTCTCCATGAGCTACAATCCGTATGTCGCAATAGCCGAGAGTTAATTGAGGTGAATGGACCCGGAAGACGAGCCACAAGCCGCGGTACAATATCCCAAAAAAAACCTAGGGAAGTAACATGATTGATGAGTTGATAGATCTCATTACGAATCAAAAATTAGAACGATATTGTAAAAAAATTGTAGAAAGTCACATCGAAAGCCCAAAGCATTGCTTTAAGAATTTCATCTTGTTGTATGCGAGATTGAACAACAAAGGCGATCACAGGCTTTCTCGCGCTGTTGCCGCTCGTGCTATGTGCTATGAAACGTCGCCAGATCAATCGAAAGATATTGTCGATATGCACCTGCTACTATACTTTAATTGTAGGGAAGAATACGCCGTAGAAGAAAACAAACTGAAAGTTCCTAAGAAACAGATCGTTGAACTACAAAAACACAGCTTGATGTATCTGATCCAAGTGACAAGTCAGAATAACTGTAAACAATTTGCATATTCATTTGTATCCAAAAAATCAACGGGTCGTGTATCGTGCATTGGTGTGAAATCAAAGTATGCAAATGATGTCATATGGGAGCTTTGGAACGAAATCTTAAATGTCGCCAGGACAATCGGTTCGAATATGACTTCATACTGTGCTTCGCAATTGAAATTATTCAAATGTGATTATGATAAGGCATCTTGCAAAAGAAAATTTGGCATTATCCTCATCGTGATCGACGCACTGTATGAAAAAAAGAAGACTGGAAAGGATATGATCAGCGAAACACCATTCAGCATATCCAAAGCCCACGTTGAATGTATGATCAAAATAAATTTACTGTACAGGGAGTTGAAGTATATCCAAGTTCCAACAATGAAAGAGTACCTTTATGATATTGCAATGTACAAATGACTAGTTTCCTTATCATTC